GGACGGCGGCGGCCGCGCCACCGGGCAGGCCGTGGTGGATGCCGAGGTGAACAACCTGTTCCCCGACATCTCGCGCCTGGACCGCACCATCGGCCGCATCAACCTGCGGAAAGCCTTCGCCGGGGTGATGTCGGCCAACAACGACAGCTACCTGGGCGCCCACGCCATCCTCACTCAGGCGCCGGCCGACCCGCGCGTGTCGGTGCTGCTGTTCGGCGGCACCCAGACCGACGAGCGCGCCGACGCCCGCAACGCCATCGAGTCCTACGTGGTGCCGGCCGTGATCGCGGCTTTCGACCTGCTGGGCAACCAGTTGCAGGGCCAGCGCGCCATCGCCTGCATCCAGCGTGAGGAGCAGCGGCAGCCGGAAATCGGCCAGGTGTACCAGTTGGTGAATGGCTCGCTGTCGCAGTACGTGCGGATCGCCGACGTGCAGGCGCGGCTGGAGAACTTCACCTACGACTACGGGAACGGCAATTTCGTCAACTTCACCCGGCGCCGCCTCGACCTGTCGATCAGCTCGCCGCTGCTGACCACCTTCCCCGGTGGCCAGCCGACGCCGGCCGGCACGGCGATGCCGTCGGGCTCCAGCGGCACCAAGAGCCAGATCCTCACCACTCAGGTGGCGGATGCCGCGCACTACTACGGTATCAGCCCGCTGGCGCAGGCCGTTGCCGAGGGCGCACTGAGCGTCCGTGTGAAGTCGGTCTATGCCCAACTGGTGCCGAGCAGCACCCGCGAGAACGCGCTGATTGACCAGTTGGGCGGCTACCAGCGCCGCATCGTGCTGGCCACCGGGCCGGCGCGCAGCATCGCGCTGACCTTCGCACTGGTCAGCGGCGGCCAGTCACGAACCTTCCTTGGCACCGGCTGCGCCCCGGGCACGCTGAGCCTGGTGGTCAACGGCGGCACCTTCGCCGACGACAGCAAAGGTGGCATCCGCTACGTCTCGGGCAGCAACTGGATCACTAGCGGGACCATCGACTACGAGACCGGCGAGATCAACCTGGTGCGCACCGGCGCCGGCTACACGGGCGCGGCGACCGCCAGCCACCAACCTGGCGCCGCCGCGACCGGCGAGACCGTCACCGGCGAGATTCCCATCGATCTCTCCAACCGCGGCTACGTGTACACGCTGAGCCTGTCCGACGCGCCGCCCATGCCCGGCACGCTGGAGGTCAGCTACATGGCCCTGGGCAAGTGGCAGAGCTTGCGCGACCAGGGCAACGGCGAGCTGGCCGGGGAGGGCACCGGGACTATCCAGTTCAACACCGGTTCGGTGTCGCTGACACTGAACGCTCTGCCGGACGTCGGCAGCGCCGTCATCTGGGCCTATGTCGGGCAGAACAGCGCCGCGTTCACCCAGCGCACCGGCGTGAGCGTGCAGGCCCGGGCGAAGGTCAACCGGACGCTGCCCCACCAGGGCCTGCTGCCAGGCTCCTACGTCGCCAGCTTCAAGGTCGGTGGGGTGACCAAGACCATCACCGACGCCGGCAACGGCACGCTGTCCGGCTCCGGCGGCAGCGGCGTCATCAACTATGCCGCCGGCACCGTGAGCATGGAACTGACCGCCACCCCGGATGCCGGGACGGCGATCACCCACACGTACCAGCAAGGTGCCTTCACCGACACCCCGCTCGCCGTGACCTCGGACGGCACCGGCATGGCCACCTTCACCATCCCGGGCTCGCCGCTGAAGCCTGGCTCGGTGCAGATCAGCTGGATCACGAAACAGAGGCAAGCCGTTCCGGCCATCGACCACGGTGTGCTGGAGAGCGGCAATAGCCTGCCAGTGTACGAATCGGAGGTGCTGGTCAACAACGCCGTCAGCGACAACACCGCCGGCGGCTGGGGAGGCGGCCGGGCCGGGAGCATCAACTACTCGACCGGTGCCTGCTCGCTCCAGGTTGCGCGGACCTACACCTACAAGGAGTTCACCTACGCCACTGAGAAGCACGGCTTCAACCCGGACACCATCGAGCTGGTCAGCACCGACCGCAGCGAGATGGAGAGCTTCGGC